CTAGGCGTCCGGCGGGGGTTCGATCCCGCCGCGGGCGAGGAATTTTATTCCGGCCTCCTCAAACTTGTTGCGGATTATCTCACGATACGGACGGCGGGGCATAGCCTATCCGGACTCGAAACGACGTAGCGTGCGCACTGATATTCCTGTCTTTTCCGACAGAACCTCGAGCGACCAACCAAGGGCGGCTCTTCCCATGCGGCACTGCGCAGCGGTTATCATCCGTCACAGCGATTAGTGCGCTATTCGCACACTGCCAAGCCGGGAACAGCCACGAATGCGGCCGTATCACGCCCGTATGTCCGCAAATTGCGGCGTTTCTGCGGGGGCGCCCCGCTTTGGGTCGAAAGCGGACGTTCAGCCGAGCCACGTCCGCAGCAGCCAGCCGGCGACAGCCCCGGCGGACATGGCGGACAAGGTCGCCCCGCGTCGCCTCCACCAGGAGGGCCGCGGGTAGAGTGCGGCCATGGCGTCCCGCTCGGCCTCGGCGCGCCAGGCCTCGTCCCGCTCGGCCTCGGACGGCTCCGGGGGCAGGGGCGCCCGGGTCAGCGACGGCGGCAGCGGGATGCGGGGAACGGGCATAATTTTCCCTTTGGCAACCGCCTCACATTTTAGGTGGCATTCAGGCGCATGTCGCCCGATTCGGCGCTTTTCAGGCCAAAACAGCCATCAAAGGGCGCGGATCAGCCACACCATGCCGGCGACCAGAGCGAGGAACGGAACGGCGACGGCGGCGGCCGACCGCCATGCCTGCCAGGCCGGCGTGGGCTTGCCGGCCAGGGTGTCCTCGCAGTGATTGGCGCCCACGGCCAGGTCGATTATTTGCTCTGACGTAACAGCCCAAGCTCGGCCCTTCGCGGCCTCCTTGGCGACATGCAGAGACACTGTCTCGCCGCTCTCGCCGCCTGCGATGGCGTTGGCCAGGGCGTCGGTGTCGGTGGCGACCGCGCGGAACCAGTTCACGGCACCAGCTCGTCGGTCAGCACCAGCCAGGCGCGCCGGGCGTGCCGCGCCCTCATGTACGTGCGCTCGTCGTTGGTGGTCGGGTCCACGGTAAACCGGGCGCTGCACACCAGGCCGAGGACGTGCTGGCCGCGCGCCGCGGCCCAGATCGCCGCGGTTTCCCGGGCGACCGCGACCGAGCGCGCGAACCCGACCACGCGGCCGGCGGCATGCTCGGCGATCATGATCGGCAAGGCGGGGCTGTCCAGCCGGCTGGGGAGCATGACGGGTAATCCGGGGGCTAAAATGTGACGCCCCGGCGCGGCGGCGAGGGACGCACGGGGTGGGTCCACCGGCGGGCGAGGCCGGGCCACCTGTCGCGTCGGGGCGATAATGTTGGTGTATCACTACACTTTCGAGCGATCCATGACGTGCGTCACGGTATCATTTTTTGCTAATGGATATTCTGGCGCGGGCGGCGGCATGCAAATTCCGGCCTGATCGTTACAGATAGTTTTTTGCGATCCGCCGTCGCCGAGCCAGAACGCGCACATTTCGAGCCAGATGCAGTTGAGGCAGGATGGGTCGATCGGCGCTTCGTCGCTCAAAGCCACGTCTCGATCAGGTTCTCGTCGTCCTGTTCGCAGCGTGCCAGCAGCACCAGCCCCGGGGGCAGCTGGTGGCGCAGCTCGTCCAGCGTGGCGGCGCGCAACAGCATGTCGGTGGGCTCCGGGCGCGGCAGCGTGCGCCACAGGCGGGCAACGTATTCGCCGGGGTAGTCCTCTGTCCCCGGTCCGAACACCGCCCACATGGGCAGCGCCGCGGGGCCCAGGGCATAGTGGCGGCGGGTGGCCCGGCTCACGCGTCGGCCAGCGCGCAGGTCAGCGAGCAATAGACCGCAGGCCCCCGGTACAGCGCCCCGCAGCAGTCACACGCGCGCTCGGAGCAGGAGCCGTCGCGATAAGCTGCAGCGGGCGATGTGCGGCGCGCCAGGTCGCACAGGACGCGCGCGGTCGCCGCCTCGCTGCCGGTCAGCTCATGCCACCGGGCCCGGTGGCATTCAGACCAGGGGCCGCCGGCATGGAACAGCAGCACTGCCTCGGCCAGGCGGTCGGAATCGTCGCTCATCTCCGCAGCCTCATCCGTCACGGGGGCAACGCTTGTTCGCAACCAGCTTCGCCGCCCTGGCGCTGCGCATCAGCTTTCCGCAGCACGGGCAGAGCAGGATCGGGAGCGCGCCGGGGCGCTCGATGACCCAGGCCGTGCCGCCTTCCGCGGTCGGAACCGGGCATTCCACAACCCGCACCCCATCGTCCCGCTGCAGGCCATCCCATCCGGGCGGGTCATCGCTCATCGTTGGATCACTTCTCGCTCTCGCGGCGGCGGGCCAGCTGGCGGACCATGTGCAGCGCGTCGGGATCCACCCAGCCGCGCGCCCGCGCGATCTCCTCGACGGCGTACCGCTCGCGGTCGCTGAGGTTCTGCAGCGTCGCCTCGTCCTGCAGCCGCGCCGCCATCCTCTGGTCCCAGGCCGTCGCGGTTGCCATCGCCGCCTCCCTGAACGTCCTTTTATCGGCCGTTTCGGCCAGGCGCGACTGACAATCGCATGTTCAAACCGGAACCATCACCCGCGATAACGTGCCGTTATCACGCGTGCTGACCGGTGCCGTAATTATCATGGTGTGCGCCATTCGCTCAGGATTGCCTGCGTCCGCTCCACCAGGTCGCGGCGCCGGTCGGCGCGCAGGTTTGGCAGCGTAGTCCATTGAAACAACAGCAAAATCAGCCCCTTGCTATACGGGATATCGGCCTGCGGAACTTCCGCCAGCATGAAATCGCTGGACGCCAACAGCTTCTCCAGCTGGCCATCCGACACGCCGTGCGAGGCCTGCACCCATCTGCGGAGCAGGGCCAGCACCGCGGTGTCGGTCGGGCTCTCCTCCGTCATGGATCCGCCCGCACCCGGGCCGCGGCGTAGATGCCGGCCGCCGCCCCGTGCCCGCCGCCGCTCCCGCGGACCGGTGCCGATATGCGGGTGACCTCGCCGCGGCTGACCAGCTCGCGGATCCACGGCCGCACCGTCTCGCGCGGCTTGTTGAGCGCTTCGGCCAGCTCTGAAACCGACCGCGGACGCTCGCGCAGCGCCGCCAGGATCGCGTCGGTCAGGGCGCTCAATTCGGGCGCGCCTCGGCCAGCAGCGCGTCGAGCCGGTCGGCCGGCGTGAGGGCCAGCGTCGCGGCCTGCTCGGTGACCCAGGCCAGCATTCCGGTCGCCGCCTCCTCCGACATGCCGTCCGCGCGCTGGAGGCGCAGCCACAGGCCGACCGAAAGGGCGACTGTGATCGGCCCCGCCGGACGGTCCGCGTCCGCGTCGCACGCGGCCTGCAGGGCCTGGTCCAGCGCCTGCAGCGCCTCATGTTCCGTCAGCAGCGCCTGATGTTCCGTCATCAGAATGGTATTTCCATGTCCAGGTCGTCGCGTTCGTGGGGTGCGGTTTCGACCTCCGGGCTCCAGACGACGTGCCGCCTGGTCAGCTCGGCCGGCAGGGTCAGCCAGATGGCGCGGCAGGCCTGCGCATCGGCGAGGGCACCGTGCGCCGAGGCCCCCAGGTTATGGCCGCACCGGGCCGCGGCCGGGGCAAGTTTGTGCCATTTCCAGTTGCCGCGGTATTCGTTCCACTCCTTCGCATGTTCGGCGAAAGCCAGCATGCAGCACGATACCGAAATGGCCTGTGACAGGTCGATGAAGCGGGAGTCATACCCCGCGTTGTAGATGACCACCTTGCGGCCGGCGGCCAGCCTGGCGGCGGTCCGCACGACATCGTCCACCGGCGGCGCGTTGCGCACCATGGCGTCCGTTATGCCATGAATTCTGGTTGCCTCCCTGGGGATCGCAAACCCTGGGTTGCAGAGGCTGTTGAGCAACGCCATGCCGCCCGGTCCGACGACCGCGACCTGCACCGGCCGCGCGCTGGAATCCAGCCCGGTCGTCTCGGTGTCGATGAAAATTGTGTTGTCGTCATCGGACAGCTCGACGGGCGGCTGGTCGCTGGGCCAGCTTACCAGCATGCCGTCCGGTTTCCAGGCCACATCCGACCCGTCCGGCGCGCCGGCATCCTGCCGTATCAGGGCATCGACGGCGGCTTTCGTGTAAAATTCCGTTCTGGGCATGCCGGCCTCCTCATGATGCGTCCATGAGCCATTGGTACAGCCGCGGAGGGAGCAACAGGCAATCCACCGCCCTCGTTGCCGCAACGTATAAAACGTGCCACTCCTCGAGGGCCGGCATGACGCTCGCCCTGCGGTCCAGCGCGTCATCGTATTTCCGTCCAAGCCGCCACAGGCCCGGGAAATCGTCCGCCAGGGCAACCGTGCTCCACTCCCGCCCTTTGGCCCGGTGGGCGGTGGACAGCACCACGTCAGCCGCCGCCTCGTCCGTCACATGCATTTCCTCCAGCATGCGCAAATCCTGCACCAGGCCCTCCTCGACGGACTTGATCAGCTGCTCCATCTGCTGGTCGCAGAGCTGCCTGGTTTCCTCCACCAGGTCGCGCCAGTGTTCAAACCGGACGAAATGAGAGGATTCCGGCAGCTCGTCGCGCCGGCCCGCGTAAAGCAGCCACGCCTCGCGCAGCTCCTCGGCGATCTCGCGCAGGCCGCCGATGATGTGCGGGCGCAGTCCGGCCTTGGCGACGGCGGTGGCCTCCTTGAGCAGCCTGGTGTTGCCGCGGCACAGCAGGACGGGCACGCGCTGCCCGCGGTAGAGGCCGACCCGGCTTTGCTTTGCCGAGCCGCGCAGATCGACCGGCGGGGCAAACCGCGGCTTGCTTGCCAGGATACGGCGCGCAACCTCGGCGATGGCCTCGCCAAACCGGAACGACTGCGAGAGATAGAGGCGCTCGCCGGGCAGCCTCTCCAGCGCGTCCTCGGCGCCGCGCCAGGTGTAGATTTGCTGCCACGGGTCGCCGACCGGAAACAGCCTGGCGCCGGACGCCTCGCCGATGGCCCGCATGACAGGGTTCAGGTCTTGCGCCTCGTCGATCATTAAATAATCGAACCGCTTAAAACTGCGGCGCACCAGGTCGCCGTCGAGCTGAAATGCCTTGAGGTATATGTCGTGGTCGATGCGGGCGCCGGTATGCTTCCAGCGACCGAGCTGCCCCCACAAGGTCCTGGCATAAGCCAGCATCAGTGCGCCCAGCTCCACCCGGTTCTGCATGCCCAGGACGTGCCGCGCATGGTCCTCTGGCTCTGTGACCGGGTCTGGCTCGGTCAGCGGCATGCGATAGACGAACCGGTCCAGCAGGGGCTCGACATGCCGCGCCGTGATCTCGTCATCCGCGCTCTGGCAGAACAGGCCGACCGTGCGCCCCACCAGCCTGGCCTGGACGTTGACGCTGAAGCCGCAGCGTTGTTTCGGTATCCACCCGTCTATGCCGGCGTCCCGCACGCCCTGTGCCATGAGGGCGCGGGTGTTGATGTTGCTGTCACGGACCACCATCGCGGCGAACGCGAAACTGTGCAGCGTCCGGCACAAGACGCTGTCCGGAAACCCGAGCGCGGCCTCCAGGGCGATGGCTTTGTTAAAGGCGGCATACATGCCCCTGCCAAGGCCGGAATTGTCCGCCACCGCCCGGAGCGTGAAGGTCTTGCCGGAACCGGCAAACGCGATGGTCTTCTGGCACAGGCCGCGCTCCAGGCGCGACGCGGCCCGGATGATGGCAACCTGTTCCGCCGTCAGGTCATGGCCCATTGGCGCGCCTCTGCTGGTGTGCGGCGCCTCGCGGAACCGGCCTCGCCGACACGCACGTCCCGGCCAGCGCGCATCCGTCGCGGTGCCGGCAGGCGCGGCCAGGAACGGGCGCGCGGCCCAGCCTGCAATCCTGGCTCTGGATCTCCTCTTCGTCGCTCTCGGCGCGCCGCGCCAGCAGCTCCAGGCGGTTCCGCACGCTGCTTTTGCTGCGTTCCAGATGCCGGCCGATCTCCGCGATCGACCAGCCAAGGACGCGCAGGCGTTCTGCCAGCACGTCGTCCCGAGGCCCGAACGGCACCACCGGGTAGCCGTTGCGGATGTAAGCTCGCGTCATCCCGGAGGCGGCTGCCGAGGCCCGTCGCCATCGAACGGGAAATCGCCGACCCGTTGCAGCGCGGCGTTGATCATCCTGTTCAACCTGGTCAGCGAGCCGTTCTTGAACATCCCGGTTGCCTTTTTTACGTCTTCTGACGTAATGATTTCGAGAACCGACGGCTCGTCCGGGGCGGCATCCAGACGGGTCTGCAAAACGTCGAGCCACTCGGACTGCGTGGGCCTGCGGGGCTCGGCCGGCGGCGGTGGCGGGGCAGCGGCCCGCGTCGGCGGCAATTCCTCCTCCTCCTGCCGTCTCCTGGCTTCTTGCCTGTGGTCCTCGAAACCTTCGCTGGGCACTTCCTCGGCGGGCGTGGTCATCAGGCCGGCCTGCATCATGATGACGACGTGGGCGAAGGCGCTGCGGGCGGCGCGCGATATCGCTCTGGTCTGTGCCATGGCGCGGATCGCGTAATCAGGGCGCCGAGGATATACCTTCACTTTTCCGTATTTGTCTTTTCCCTCGCCGCCATACCAGACCGGCTCGTCGGCCCCCACGTAACCCTCGGCGCTCGAAATGATCATGCCGGTGTCGGCGCGCATGATGCGGCCGATAGCCGAAAATGATCCGTCCTCATGGCGCTTCACGTCGCCGCTCGACGCCACGCATCCGTGCGCAAGCGCGATTGCCTGCCATCCCTCGACCGCAACGTAATTCCTGCCTCCGATGTTTTTTGCGGTCGCCAGCACAATCTCCCTGCAGATCGCCGCGGCGTCGGTGCTGACACGATAGAGGGCGGCGCCGCTCGACTGCTGCGGCGCGTCCGGCTGCTGGACCGCCGGGACCATGGCGTTCATCACTTCACCCGCACTGTGAAAATCGGCGGCGCCGGCTGGATTTCGACCCCGGGCGGAATACCGCCGGCCTTAATCGCCTTGTCGATCAGGGCCATGTCCGGGCTGCGCTCGACTTTCACCCGCACCAGGGCTTCGGGAAGCAGCTCGGCGTTGACCACCACGGCCTTGCTGCGCGGCGAGCCGATCGTCGCCGAAAACTCGGTGTCCACGATCTTATGCGTCTCGATCGCGGTCATCATGTCGCGCGCCAGGCCGCGGGCGGCCTCCTTGCGCGCGGCATAGCGGGACTTGCGGGCCTGCAGGTCGCGGATGCGGGCGGCGATGGCCTCCTCGAAAGCCTCGTCCTCGATGGCGCTTCGGATGACCCGCCGGATCAGGTCGGGCGCCTCGGTTTCGCTGTCGAGCGCAAGCAGCAGGTCGTCGTGGTCAAGCTCCGGGTCCTCGGCGCGCAGCCTGGCGGCGAACTGCTGCGCGTGGCTCATCGCCATCTCGATGCGGACCGGCGAGACGTTCATGCGTGCCTCGCCGCGTCATGGTTCTGGCGGACGCTGTCGAGCCACAGCTCATGCGCCGAGGGGTTTGGGGTGTCGTCCGCCACCGCCAGGCGCATGAGACGCAGCGCGTCGGACAGTTTGTCCTCGGCTTCGCCCCAGAGGTCGTTGGCGTGCTCGGTCGGCAGGCGCGCGGCCGGCACTGCGGCGGCGGACGCTTTCAGGGATGTGGTGAACGCAATAACGGCGTCCGGTGACATGGCGGGCGGCAAGGGATCCTCCTCGGAACGGATCCCAACCGTAGAGGATCCCTCCTCACCCCGTCCAGGGCTAAAGCGAGGATCCCTCTACGGCCGCGGCCGGGTAAAGACGCGGCGCGCGTGCGAAGTCACACAGATTTATGGAGCGCAACTCACGCTGGGTTGAGCGTTTGAGGGCGCGCAATCGTATTGCACCGCAGAGCGGATGTGTGTTCTGTGGCCGCTTAACGGCCACTCAGGGGGAAAGCCGGTGGCAAATATTAGTCGGTTTCGCCCCCCGGGGGGCGTTGACTGCCCTCCTTCTGGGCAGATCCCTTTGCCGCCTGACTCAAATAGTCCGCCAGGTTCCGCGGCAACGCGGAAGACCTCTCCAAATAGATCCAGTCCGCGCTGATACCGTAGCGCTTGTCGAATACTTCGATCCATTGTGGATCGGGGTAATGTTTGCCCCTGCACCAGTGACCCAGCCTCGATTTGTCGATGCCGGTTGCTGCCGCAGCCTCGCTGTACGATACGCCCAGCCCCTCCAGCGCGAGCCGGATGCGGTTGCCTATGATCTGTCGATGCCGTTCCACGTCCATGGCGGCGAATATGACGCAACGCGGCGCGGCTGGATAGGATAACTCCTCACTTGCGGTCGTAGAGGGGTTCTCCTTTCCTGACGAGGAGGAACCCTCTACGGTCGGCGGATGACCAGCCGCGACCCGATCCTGCAGCAGCTGATTGACCGGCACCGGCTGCGCGGGCTGGCGGCGCCGCTCGGCATCACGCGCAGCGCGGTGCAGAAGTGGCGGCGCGTGCCTCCCCAGCATGTGCCCGCCCTGGCGGTGCACCTGGGCCTGCGGCGGCATGACCTGCGGCCCGATCTGTGGGGGCCGGGGCGGCAGCGCCGGTCGTCTGACCTCGTTGGCGACGAGGACGACACCGGAGAAACCATGGAGGCTGCAGCGTGAACAGATCCGAGCACGCCCTGCAGCGGGCATGCGCAAAATACCTTACCAGGGCGCTGCCGGCCGACGCGGTCTGGACCGCCATAGACCCCGGCGCGGAGACGCTGGACCTGGAGGAGGGCGCCAACCGCAAGGCTCGCGGCGTGCAGGCCGGGTGGCCGGATCTGGTCGTGCTGTGGCGCGGCGTTCTGCACGGAATCGAATTGAAATCGAAAACCGGCCGGCTGAGCCTGGAGCAGAAAAAGGTCGCCGCGGCCATCCTCGCCGCGAATGGGCGATACCGGCTGATCCGCACCGTGCAGGCCCTGGCTGACGTGCTGGCCCTGTGGGGCCTGCCGTGCTGCCTGAACAACCACGAAATGAGAGCGGAACAATACGACGCCATGCTGCAGGAGCGGCTGCAGCGTCCCCGGAAGCCCGCCGGCAAGGCCCGCAAACCGGCCGCGGCCCGCGCGATCAGCCGCATGCACGCGGCAGGGTTATGGAGGCCGTAGCGAAACCCTTCCCGGCGGCGAAGCGGTCGCAGCGCCAGGCCTGGCTGCCGACCGCGCCGGGGGCGTGCGTGCTCTGCCGGCGCCAGGTGATGCCGGTCTGCGTCCAGGTGCGCGACGGGCTGCAGGGCTGGTGCCGCCGGTGCCTTGCCCGCCAGCGGCGCCGGGCCGGCATGGCCGTGCGGGATCTGTTCCTCTGAGCGCCCCGCCGCCCCGACCTTTTTTCACGGGCACGCTGCAGCGGCAGGGCGCGCATTTCGTGTGGGAGCTGTCCGACCCGTGGGGCTGGACGACCACCGGCACGGTCACGGCGGATCCGCAGCCGGACGGCAGCAAAATATGGAGGATGGAAGGGTACCTCGGGGCGCCTCCCGATAAGCTGACGAGGCGCAACGAACCTGATAAAGAGTTCGGCACCCGGGGCAGTGTTGGAAGCACTGCCACGGGGCCTGGCCATAAACCTGGTGCAGAGGTCACATAATGGCTCCGATCCATATAGCGGCGTGCTGCCGTTTTGTCACGTATTTCGTTACGGTGACGCCGTCGTGAGCCCGGTGCGGCCCGGACCTGGCCACGATCCTGACAAAGCGATCGGCCCGGACACCGACAAGCCGATCGAACCCGAGAAAGAGGGGCAGACCTGGTCGCCGGCCCTGGCAAAGCTCTGGGACGAACTGCCGGAAGCTGGCAAGGAGCTGGTGAAGGCCCGCCAGCAGGACGTGCAGCACCGCTTCCATGTCAGCACCGTGGTTGCCGCCCTGCGGTCGCGCGCCGGCTGGACGCCCGACCTGGCGGTGGAGCTGGCCGGCTATTGGCCGCTGGGGCTCGGCTGTCTGAATGATTTCACCGAGAAGGCGATCCGCGAGGAGTGGCGCTGGGCCGAGGAGGCCGAGGCCAAGGCCCGGGAATGGAGCGGCCTGCCCCTCCTGTGGTTCGGGCAGATCGAGGCGGTGCTGGATGCCGGCGACTTCGTCCAGGGTGTCCTGACGCGGGGGTCCTCGATCATCGTCTACGGGGAGAGCAACAGCGGCAAGACGTTCTGGGTGGTGGACCTGGCGCTGCACATCGCGGCCGGGTTGCGGTGGAACGGCCGGCGCGTTGACCAGGGCGCGGTGATCTATGTTGCCATGGAGGGCGGCGTGGGGTTCCGCAACCGGGTTGCCGCCTGGCGGACCGCGCACGCCGACGAGCTGCTGGGGCAGGACATTCCCTTTGTGGCAATCCCGGCGCCGCTCAACATGCTGGATCCGGCCGCGGACACCCAGAAGCTCATCGACGCGGTTCTGCACGTCGCGAAGCGGATGGGCCTGCCGGTCTGCCTGGTCGTGCTCGACACCGTGGCGCGGGCCATCGCCGGCGGCAACGAGAACGCCAGCGACGACATGGGCGCCCTGGTGAACAACGTCGACCGGGTCCGCGCCGCGACCGGCGCCGCGGTCCTGGGCGTGCATCACTCAGGCAAGGACGCGGCGAGGGGGGCGCGCGGCTGGTCCGGCCTGCGCGGCGCCATCGACACAGAGATCGAGGTTAGGGCAGATGACGAGACAAAGGAGCACAGCGCCGAGGTCGTGAAGCAGCGCGACCTGCCCAAGGGCGACGCCTTCACCTTCCGGCTGCAGGTGCACCAGCTCGGCGTGAACCAGCACAAGGAGCCGGTGACGACCTGCGTGGTGGACAGCGGCGACGGCGAGGCCTCGCCCGTGAAGCGAAAGAAGGTGCTCCCCGCACACGCGCGGACCGCCCTGCGGGCGCTGCAGAACCTGCTGGCGAAGGGCAAGGGCATGGTCGGATGCCTCGATTGCCCGCCGGGCCTCCGCTCAATCCAGGAGCGTGAATGGCGCGAAGAATATTACGCCACAGCTGTGCCCGGCGCCTCACCAGAGGCAAAGAAGAAGGCGTTCCGCCGCGCAGCTGACGTGCTGATCGACGGGCAAGCCGTTGCAATGGCTCATGAACGCTGTTGGATTGTTGCGGACGCCAAGCACGTTCATAACGATAACGAACAGGGGGACATTTCCGAGGAATCGTAAAATGTCCCCCTTTTCGGTTCCGGACAGAATTTTTGGCAGTTTCTGGTCGCCGGAAACAGGGGGACATTTCCGATTTTCCTTCTCGGTTCAATGTCTTGCCAGGTATCTGGTGCGGCACCGAAAAGGGGGACATTCTGGTTTTTTGGATCGAAACCGCACAGGGGGACATTCTCACGAAAACGCGATGTCCCCCTTTTCGCTGCCGGTCCTAATTTTTGGCAGTTTTGGAAAACGGAGGATAGAGGTTTATGCACTTGCTTCAACAGCTTATCAGACTTCCGGTGCGACACCGGAAAGGGGGACACTCTTTTTGCAATGAGGGACACGGGGGGGACAAACGGGACATCATGTCTCATCCGAAAAGGGGGACACACTTGGGGTGTATATGTATACATATACCCCCGTGTCCCCCTGGTGGACCCGGATTTCGTTGCGAGGTCACGTGAACCAGCAACGAGAACTGGCTACGGACGAAATCGCCGAAGGCAGCCGCGGGACGATCAGGCGCCAGCGCGTGGTCGACAACCTGGAGCAGCTCGACCTGCCGCTTCCCGAGCGGCACGCGGCGATGCTGCTGCGGCAGGCGTGGGAGCACGTCAGGGCCGGTTTGCCCCTCGGGCCGGTGCCCTGGGGCCGGGAGGAGGCCAGAACCGCCTCAGGGGGCCGCCTGTGGGCCGCGGAGGGGGCTTTGAGCGCGGCCGACACCCTGCGCCGCGGCCTCGACGCGGTCGGCCACCACGCCATGGATCACGGCGTTATACCGTGGGTTGTGTTCGCTGGCCTGTCACTCGCCAGTTACGAGAGGGCCCGGGGCTGGCGCACGCATGGCAAGGCCAGGGTCGAGCTGCTCGATGCGTTAGAGCGGCTGTCAGATGCGTATGGCACATGACCATCGCTCTAGCCGGCTGGAGCGATGCACACGTTTCTGTGAATGCCAGCCCATGGTTGCGGGCTTGACTCAAATCGGGAGCTAAGGGCTCTAGTTATGTATGCTGTCGTTATTGCGACGGCGACACGCCGCCCCGAGCAATCCGGGCGGCCATTTTCAAATGATGGCAAATGGCAAAGTTTGAGGCCGGCTGGGCGGGTGGTCCTGGTAGGCCCAAGGGCTCGCGCGCAAAGCTCGGAGAGGCGTTTTTGCGCGCCCTCAAGGCAGACTTTGCGGCAGGCGGGGTCGAGGCCATCCAGCGCATGCGCACCGATGATCCGTCCGGATATGTAAAGACCATCGCGGGCCTGCTGCCCAAGGAGCTGACCGGAGAGGGCGGCGGCCCGGTGCTGATTGTCAGCGGCGTGTGCCGGCCAGGCGAGCTGCTCGAGGAACCGGGGGAGGACTAGCTGGGCGCTCTGCAGAGGGTTGACCTCGGCTACAGAGCCCGCCCGCAGTTCAGGACATTTCATGCTCGCACCGAAAGGTGGGCCTGCCTGGTGGTGCACCGGCGCGCGGGAAAAACCGTGGCCTGTGTTATGGACCTGGTGGACGACGCCCTGCGCTGCCTGAAGCAGGAGGGGCGTTTTTCCTACATCGCGCCGACTTACGCGCAAGCAAAAGACGTTGCGTGGCAGTATCTAAAGCGGTTTACCGCGCAGGTTCCGGGGGTCGAGCAGCGCGAGTCCGACCTCATGGTGGTGCTGCCCAACGCGGCCAGGGTGCGGCTCTACGGCGGCGACAACTACGACCGCCTCAGAGGCACCTACAACGACGGCCTGGTGCTGGACGAGAGCGCCGACCTTGACCCGCGCGCCTGGCCCGAGGTTCTTCGGCCGAGCCTGGCGGACCGCCGCGGGCGCGCCACCTTCATCGGCACCCCGAAAGGGCGCAACCAGTTCTGGAAGATCCACGAACAGGCGCAGGGTGATCCGGATTGGTTCAGCCTGGTGCTCAAGGCGAGCGAGACGGGGCTGCTGCCGCAGGTCGAGCTGGACGACATGCGCCGGACGCTCTCGCCGGATGCCTATGCGCAGGAGCTGGAATGCTCATTCGACGCCGCGGTTGCGGGCGCAATTTACCGCAACGAACTGGCTGAGATGGAGGCGGCCGGACGGCTCTGCAGCGTGCCGCATGACCCATCGGTGCCGACCTACACCGCGTGGGATATCGGCATAGGCGACGCAACGGCAGTGATCTGTGCGCAGATCGTGGGTCGGGAGATCCACATCATCGACTACTACGAATCGAGCGGCGAGGCTTTGCCGCACTACGTCGCCTGGCTCGACAGCAAGCCATACCGCTTCGCCACAGACCTGCTGCCGCACGATGCCGCGGCCAGGGAGCTGGGCACCGGGCGCACGCGCGAGGAGCTGCTCAGGGCCAACGGCAGGCGGGTGCGGATCGTGGCGCGCCAGGCGGTCGAGGACGGCATCGAGGCGGTGCGGACGGTCCTGCCGCGGTGCTGGTTCGACCGCACGCGGACGGAGCGGCTGCGCGAATGCCTGGCGCACTATCACCGGGCGTTCAACGACAAGATGGGAATATTCAGAACGGAGCCGGTTCATGACTGGAGCAGCCATGCAGCCGACGCCGCGCGCACGCTGGCGATGGGGCTGCGCGAGGTGCAGCCGACGCTGTCGCCGACGCCGAGCAAACCGGCGGGCGAGCCGACATTCGGCATGAACACGGGGTGGATGCAGTCATGAGCCACAACGTCCTGCTGTCGCCGCGGATGATGCTGGTGGCGTGCCTGCGGGGCATCCAGAAGATCGACCCGCAGCCGATCGGCGCCGGATACTGCCTCGACTTCTGGTTTTCGATCATGCCCACCGACCTGATCAGGCAAACGGATGACTTCTATGAAAACTGCCTGGCGGCTCCGCTGAAAGAGGCGATGGCGACGGGACGCAAGCCATATCGGAAGGGTGTCCGCCTGACGCTCCCGGGAGGCGTGGATATGGCAAGCCGGCTGGAGCATCCCCCGTGGGGCGTCAGGGCGCGGCTGGTCAGGCGTTACGACCTGAACACTGACACGCTGCCCGCGCGCATAGATGCCGTCCGGTGGCCTGTGGTGCCTGACGGCGCGCGCGAAGCGGAGCGGGCGTGATGAGCCGCACCGACGACGAGACTGTGCGCGAGGCCCACGAGAGGTTCCGGTATGCGCGCGATTGGTGCAGCGTGGCTCACCAGCATTACCGCGACGACTACAAATTTGCATACGGGGACAGCGAAAACGGGCACCAGTGGGACTCGGTGACGACCGGCAACCGGCAGGGCCGCCCGACGCTCACGGTGAACAAGACGCGCGTGCACAACCTGCAGATCGTCAACGACAGCAGGCAGAACAAGCCGCAGATCAAGATATCTCCGGTGGGCGACAACGCGACCTATGACGCGGCGCAGATCTTCGAGGGCATCTGCAGACACGTCGAATATGTCAGCCAGGCGCCCGCGGCCTACGATACCGCGGTGCACTGCGCGGTGTTCGGAGGGATCGGCTACTGGCTGGTGCGCACGAAGTACGTTGACGACGCCAGCTTCGACCTCGACGCCTTCATCCAGCGGATCCCGGACCCGCTCGGCGTGTATCTCGATCCGGATATACAACAATATGACGGGTCGGATGCGCGCTGGGGCTTTTATTTCAGGGACATGGCCAGGGACGATTTCGAGGCGGAGTATCCCGAGCACGCGTCTGACACCGCCGACCCCTCGCCGGATTTTCCGCTGGACGACCGCAGCGGCTGGAGCGACGGCAAGCACGTCCGGGTGGCCGAGTATTGGCGCAAGGGCAAGAAGGACGACGAGCTGCTGGAGTGGAGCGACGGCACCGTGGTGCGGGCGTCCGAGCTGGGGCGCGCCGGACGGGCCGCTTTCGAGGCGACAGGCCAGAAGATCGTGCAGCGCCGGGCGATCAGCGTGCCCGAGGTAGAATGGCTTCTGATAGCCGGGTACAAGGTGCTCAAGCGCCGCGCCTGGCCCGGCAAGTACATTCCCATCGTCCGGATGCCCTGCGAAGAAGTCATTACGGATGACGGAAACAAGGTGGATTGGGTAAGCCACACCAGGCATCTGCGGGATCCGCAGCGGCTGTACAATTGGTACACCTCGAGCGCCGCCGAGTTCGTCGCGCTGCAGGGAAAGGCGCCCTATATCGGCGCGGCGGCTGCGGTCGAGCCGTTCAAAAACGCCTGGGAAACGGCGAACGTGCAGAACCCGGCGGTGCTGCTGTACCGCCACATTGACGACCACAACCAGCCCCTGCCGCCGCCGCAGCGCGCCCCGCCGCCGGTCATGGCGCAGGCCTATATGGAGGGGCTCAAGATCAGCCAGGCCGAGCTGATGATGGTGTCAGGGCAATACCAGGCCGTGATGGGCGCGCCGTCAAACGAAACGTCCGGCACCGCCATCAATGCACGCCAGCGCCAGGGTGATAACGCGACATACCATGTGCTCGACCATCTTTCGAGCGCGATACGCTATACAGGGCGTATATTGATCGACATGGTGCCGCGTATCTACGACAACAAGCGTATTATTATGATAATGGCAGAGGATGGCTCGACCTCGCGCGTGCATGTCGATCCGCAGGCCCCCGCGGCGCACGCCACCGTGCCGACCGGCGGAACCCAGGGCATGAAAGTCAGCCCGAACGGCCAGGCCGACCCGCAGCAGGCCGCGGCCGACGCGGTCGCCACCATATTCAATCCGTCTGTTGGTCGATACGAGGTCGTTGCGGAGGTCGGGCCGAGCTATGGAACCCGCCGCGCCGAGGCGTTCAACGCCTATTCGCAGATCCTGGCTCAGAACCACAACCTGTTCACGGTCATCGGCGACCTGATGATGCGCGCGGCCGATTTTCCTGGCGCGGACGACATGGCCGAAAGGCTTCGGAACATGGTCCCGCCGCAGGCCCTCGGCGGTCCTGGCCCCGAGGTCCAGCAGCTCCAGGCCCAGCTCGAGCACACCACGCAGACCGCGCAGCAGCTCCTCCAGAAGGCCGACGCCGAGCTGGCGCACGTCAGGGCCGCGCTGGTGCAGGCCCAGGAGCAGGCGCGGGAGAAGGGCCGCAGCGTGGATATAGACGATTACAAAGCCGAAACGGAACGGCTCAAGGCGGTGGCCGCGGCCGACCCTGGCGCGGCTCAGGTTCTGATCAGGTCGATGTTGTCCGATTTGCTGGGCATGCCGGCGCTGCCTGTCATGCACGAACACATGGCGGCCGACGCGGCGCACCAGCAGAGCCTGGCGCCGCCCGAGCCGGACCAGGACGACACCGGCGGCGCGGGTCCGCCTGGCGGCGCGCCGGCCCCGATGAACGGCCAGGGCGGCATGCTGCAGTGACCAAGGCAAACCTGCGCCGCCGCATCCGCCGGTTGCCGCCGTGCATGTTCGTCTCTGTTCGGAAGCCGCCCCGAACCCGGCTAACAGCTGGTTACGTTGTGCGGCGGGCAATCGACCTGTTCCGGGCCGGCGCCGAAAGGGCCATGCGCGCGGAGGCGCCGCCAGCCAGGAGCGGCGACACCCTGCGCATTCGTATGCCGGAAGGATACGCAGTGTCCGGTGGCGTCGATGTTTCGTTCGGCTCGGTGGACCGCACCATGGGCCTGCAGGATTTCGCGGACCGCTACCTAAAAACGTGCGGGGCGCCGCAGTGATCCGCAGCCTGTTCGGCCAGGGGGCAATAGGCGTCGTCGTTACAAGACCGCAAAAATGATCACCTATTGGCTGGCCCGATACCTGCCGGCCCCACCCCCCGACCCGCGCCTCGACAGGGTGCTGGCGGCGCTCGCGCAAATTGTCCGCAACCAAGGAGCTATCATGACCACACTGCAGGAAATCAAAGACGCTGTTGCCGCCAACACGGACGCGACGAAATCGGCCGAGCTGCTGATGGATCAGCTTCACGCCGCGCTGGAGGACGCGGTTGCCAGCAACGACCCGGCCGCCCTGCAGGAGCTGCTGGACGATATCAAGGCCAACACCAAGGGGCTGGGCGCCTCGGTGGTCGCCAACACGCCGGCCGCGGGTGGCGGCACCGGCGGCGGCACGCCCCCGGCCGACACGGTTGCGGGCGGCGGCGGGCAGGACACCGCGGGCGGCGGCGGCTCAGACACCCCGCCGGCGGCCTGACGGCAGCAGCCACGCCGTGAGCGACAATCCGCTCTACGCCGGCCCCGGCCCGGAGAACCGCCTGGTGGGCTATGCCGGCGACGAGCCGCTCGACCCGCGGCTGGCGGGTCCGGGCAACGCCCTGATTGCCGCCTATCTGGCGCGGGGCGGCGACCGGATGGCGGGCAATGCGGTGGGCACCGAGCGTGTGCCGGCCGCGCAGCTCACCCGGCCCGACCCGGGCGTGGATCCGGTGGCGATCGACGTGGACGGACACCCGGTGCTGGGCTCGGAGCTGCGCCGGATCCAGCAGACCTCGGCGAACATCCGCGACAGCATGTTTCTGGCGGGCCACACGCTGCCCAACGGGGTGCCGGTCATCCCCAAGCAATCGGCACAGGTGATAGCCGAAAGCCTCAAGGACCGCATATCCACCCGGGTGCCGACCTCGGTTGGCGCCCCGGACGTGCACGGCACGCCGCACCTGACCATCAACACCGATGCCATGCGGGAGGTGCCCGAATCCTTCCAGAAGAACATGGAGCTGCTGCGCGGCTACCCCGGGCTGCGGATCGAGCCGGGCTCGAGCCCGGACGAGGTTGCGCGGCAGTTTCTCGACCATGCCCGCGACAACGTCCTGGCGCTGCACGACGCGGTGCCGCCGCAGATCAGGCAGCGCAGCAAGCTGTGGTACGACGGCGCGAACGTGCTGGCCGGCACGAATGCCGAGACGGCAAACCTGCCGCTACGGTCCGCCGCCGGCAGCATCGCGGCGTTGTCGCCCGGCATGGATTGGTTCAAGAACGTCAGTCTGCACGATCGGGTGCTGGACACCTTCCTGAACCATCAGGACACCCGCACCACATCCGAAATGCTTGCGCTCGGGAAAAAATTCATCGAGGAGAAAATTGCCGGCGGCACCCCCAAGGCGCTCAAGGGCGCGGCGATTCTGCGGGAGGCGCTCGGCAACATGGAGGGGCGCAAATTCGGCGACCTGCCCCAGGATGGCGTGTCGCAGGCGCTCTGGACGCGGCTGCACGACGTGGCGCACCGCGACCCCGGATACAACATCCTGACGCCGGAAGGGACGATTGCCGGGCGCGCGGTCAATCTGGACAGGACGCCGAGCACGGTCACCTGGGCGGCCCTGCCCGATATCGAAAAATCGCTGTCGTCATTGCGCGACCCTTCGTTGCGAAACATTTCCGCGCAGATGGGGCTCGCTCACAAGGTCAGGAATTTTTACAACAATATCGCGGCGCCTAACGCCACGTTCGGCGACGTAACAGCCGACACCCACGCCATTGCTGGGGCGCTGCTGCGCCCGCTCGGGCAGAGCGCGGATGAGGTCGCGCACGGGCTGGGCGGGGCCGGATCCGGAAGCTCGATCAGCGGCGCCAATGGGATATACGGCCTGCACGCGGACGCCATCCGCGAGGCGGCTGCCATGCGCGACCTGCTGCCTCGGGAAATGCAGTCAATATCCTGGGAAGCGATGAGGGGGCTCTTTTCTCCCGCGCAGAAAACGAATAAAGGTATGAAGGAATGGACTAACCAGCTCGCGGAGCAGTATCGAAATGGCACCATCGACATTGGCGAATACCGGGACGCCATCTCCGACGTTGCCCGGGGCATCAACGCCCCAAGCTGGGCTGGACGGGGTGTCCCGACTTATAGTTTCCCGCGGGTGGCCCCTCGACCGTGAGACATACCTCGAGGTCGCATACCCGGACGGCGTGCCCAAGGAATGGACAGCCGAGCATGAGCTGCAGCTTCCGCGCGAGCTGCAGCGCAACCAAGAATAGCCACCGGCCTGCGCTGGTGACCAAGGGGCCTTGCGGCCCCTTTTTTTGTGACCAGGGGACAGCATGAGCGGAACAGCACCGGCACCGGCAGAGGAGCTGCGCTATTACGGCGGTACGGGCAGCGAGGGGCTCGAGGGCCTCGAGGAGACGAAGCAGCCCGACGCGCCGGCCGAGGCGCGCCAGCCGCAGGCCGAGCCCGACGCCGGGGCCGATGCCGAGCCGGTGGACGAGGCCGAGCCGCGCGAGGAGGGCAAGGCCGCACTCACCGAGGAGCAGCAGCGCCGGCAGAGCGAGAACCGGAGATATGGCCGGATCGTCGCGGCACGGTACGCGGCGCAGCGCCGCGCCGAGGAGGCCGAGCGCCAGCTGCAGGAGCTGCAGCGGCGCCTCGATGCGGTCGAGCATCCGGAGCGGGCGCAGCAGCCGCCGCAGCCGGCCGACCTCGACCGCCTGGTGGAGGAGCGGGCGCAGCAGCTCCGCGCCGTCGAGGAGAGCCAGGCCAAGGTGCGGGCGTGGGACACCGCGGGCCGGCAGGATTACGGCGCCGAGCCGTTCAAGGCGGCCTGCAACGACCTGGCGAATATCAGCACCGAGCAGGAGCGCATCAACCTGCTGGGCGTGGCGGTGGACGTGGAGGGCAGCCACCGCGGCATCATGGCGCTGTCCGCGCAGCCGCCCGCCGAGATTCACCGCGTGCTGGCCCTGCCGCCGCACAAGCTCGCGCTGGAGCTGGCCAAGTTGTCCAGCGCGCCCGGTCCTGCCGCCTCCCCCTCGGTCCAGCGGCAGGCGTCGCGCGCACCGGCCCCGGCAGACCCTCCGGTCGGGGGCCGGGCGCGCGGCGAACCGCGGCCGGACGGCAGCATGGAAGATTTCGTCAGGTGGTCAGAAAGCATGCGCTGGCACCGCTGACGAGAGGCCCTCACGGGAGGCCGTAAACCCCGCGCGCCGTGCCGTGCCACCCCGTCTGGGCGGGCAATCCCTGCGCCTGGCCGTGCCTGCACCGTCTGGGCGGTAATCCCTGCGCCGTGCCCGGCCCGCGTGTCTGCGGCTGTCAGACTTTCTGCACGCGAGGAATGAGAGGCTCCGAGAACCCGTAACGGGTGAGGAGTGTCTTGCGCTTCCTCCAGTGCAGAACAGTGAAAAATGGCAAACACGCTTGTAACGCCACAGTTCGTGGTGCGGCGCGCCCTCGACTTGTTTCGGAACGCTAACGCCTTCCTCAAGAACGTGGGCCGGGATTACGAAGATAAATTTGGCAACCAGAGCGTGGCCGGTCAGAAGCCTGGCAGCACGATCGGCATCCGTCTGCCGAACGATTACGTGCTCCGGACCGGCCCGACCGCGGTGCCGCAGCCGACCAACGAGCGGCAGATGGCGCTCACCGTCGCCAAGCAGGTCGGCGTCGATGTGGCGTTCAGCATGGTCGACCGCACCATGTCGTTGCAGGACTATTCGGAGCGCATCATCGAGCCGGCGGTGAACGTCATCGCCGGTGGCATCGCCAGCGACCTTATGTCCGGCATCGCCGTGCCGAACCTGGTGCACAACGTCGACGGATCAAACAACACGATTTCGCCGACGCTGACCACCTGGGCGACCGCTGGAGCGTTGCTGGATAAAAACAATGCCCCGCGCGAGCGCCGCAAGGTTGTGCTGGATCCGATCACGATGGCCCGCACGGTGTCCAGTTTCTCCGGGCTGTTCAACAACCAGGAAAAGATCGGCAATCAATATAGCTCGGCCATGATCGGCCGCGGCGTGCTGGGCATGGATTGGATGCAGGACCAGACGGTGGTGACGCACGCCACCGGCGCCTATGGCACTGCGCCGAAGGTGAACGGCGCAAGCCAGACCGGATCTACCATCACGGTGACCGCGGTTGCCGGAAGCGGCTTCAAGGCCGGCGACGTGATCACCATGGCCGGCGTCTATGCCGTCAACAGGGTGACAAAGGCCAGCACCGGCCAGCTGCGGCAGTTCACCGTTACGGCGGATGTGGCTGCGGGCGCGACCTCGATACCCATCTATCCGGCGCTGATCCCGGGCGGAGCTGGCGGCGCGCAGGCGCCCTACCAGACTGTGCTCGCCTCCCCCGCCGACCAGGCGCAGATCGTGGGCATCACCAACGCGTCGGAAACCTACCGGCAGAATTTCGTGTTTGTTCCGGAGGCGGTAACGCTGGCCATCGTGCCGCTGGAGATGCCGACCCGCGGCGTGATGGAGAGCTACCGCGACAGCCTCGATGGCGTCTCGATGCGTCTCATTACGTTTTATGACGGCATCGCCGATCAGGCGATTACCCGCCTGGACGTGCTCTACGGCTCGCTCTGGGTGCGCCCGGAGTGGGCGTGCATCGTGCCTGACGCATTGTAACGATAGCGGAACGGGAGACTCAAGCCATGGCACTGACCCTGGACAAGGAAAAGCCGGCCGGCAAGGACGCGCCGCCCGACGCGCCGGCCGAGGGCGACGCGGATCACCAGGCCATCCGCAAGGCGGCCGGCGCCATCGCCGAAACCGTCATTCCCGTGACGCGGACAGCAAAGGAGGCCGTATAATGGCCAAAGGGGACGCCTCGACCGGCATCGACCAGGACCAGCAGGCGCCGCCGCCCGGCGCGGCTCCGGAGCCCGGCGCCAAAATGGCCAACCCGGCCGAGCCGCTCGCCGAAACCGTGGTGCCCGAGCGGCACCAGGCCGAGGGGTCGCCGTTCATCCGCAAGGGCGCCAGCGCAGGCTTCCCCAAGCCGAAATGGCACCCGGTGCACGGCAAGATCGAGCTGCGCAGCGCCGACGAGGAGGCGGGCCTGGTCAACCCGTCCGATTGGTTCGACAGCCCGGAGCGCGCGGACGCGGCGCGCACCTGGACCGAGGCCCACACGGTCATGCACGCGAACTATGCGGCGAAGGCGATGGCGCATGAGGAGGCGGGGCACCCGGTAGTCAGGAACAGCGTGGCCGCGGACGAGGCGGTGCGCCGCGGTTCTCCAGAGCCGCTCTGAGGCGCAGAGCATGACCGCTGCACGCAGCGTAATCAACCTGGCGCTGCGCTATTCGGGCGTCGTTGGCGTGGGGCAAACACCCCTCGCCGAGGACGTGAACGACAGCCTGGTGCTGCTCAACAGCATGATCGGCCAATGGCAGCGCCAGCGTGCCGTGCAGGTCATCCCCGGCGTGCTCGATACGTTTCCGAGCCTGTTCACCGACGTGCCTTCGTGGACCGGCCAGGAGAACGTGCTGCTCGTCGCGCTCGCCGAGCGGCTGCGCGCGGCCTACGGCCTGCCGCCGGATGAGCAGATCAGCAAGGCGGCGGACAGCGCGGTGCAGCTGCTGCAGGCCAACAACCTGCACCAGCAGCCGCCGGACCTGCCGGGGCTGGCGACGACCTGCGGGCACGTCGTCCGCCTGGCGCTGCGCGCGTGCGGGCGGGTGAATGACGCGCAGGGGGTGTCGGACGCGTCGCAGGACATGGCGGACGGCATGGCGCTGCTGGTGTCGATGCTGGCGCAATGGCAGCGCCAGCGGTGGCTGGTGCCGCACCTGACCGAGGCCGTGCTGCTCTCCACCGGCGCCGCGTCCTACGGTATCGGGCCTGGCGAGGCGTTCGACACGTCCCGCCCGGTGCGGATCGACAGCGCCTTCGTGCGCCTCATGTCGAGTCCGGGGCCGGTGCGGCTCGACTATCCGCTGGTGGTGATCGAAAGCCGGGAGGACTACAGCGAAATATCTCTTAAGAACATGACCACGCTGCCGGCCGCGGTGTTCCTCGACACCGGCTGGCCGACCGGCACGGTGTATGTGTGGCCGGTGCCGACGGCCAGCCTTTACGAGCTGCACCTGTTCACGGCGGCGGCGCTGCCGGTCTATGCCGCCCCGACCGATCCGCTGGGCCTGCCGCCGGAATACACCGACGCGGTGGTCTACAACCTGGCGCTGCGCGTCGCCGCGGCCACCGCCAGCCAGGTGTCGCCGGGCGTGCTGGCCCTCGCCAGGGCCACGCTCGAGACGGTGCGCGGCGCCAACGCGCAGATGAAGAACCTGGACCTGCCGCCCGGCCTGGCGGGGCGCAACACGCCCACCGCGGCCCGCCTGATCGGCGGGTGGATCTGATGGCGCGCACGCAGCTCATGGGCGGCGCTTATGAGGCGCGCAGCTATATTGCGAGCGCGCAACGGTGCCTTAACCTGTTCTGCGAGCCGATGCCGCACGGCAACCCGAACTCGCCGACCACCGGCCAGGGTGAGCCGGCGCCCTATGCCTATTACCCCACCCCGGGCCTGCGTCCGCTCTGCAGCCTCGCGCAGGGGCCGGTGCGGGGCATCTGGTCGAGCACCGACGGCCGCGTCTATGCCGTGGGCGCCGACACGGTGTACCGCGTGGGCGCGGATTGGAGCGTGACGGCCATCGGCAGCCTGCCGCCGGGCCGCACCACGCCGGTGTCGATGGCGGACAACGGGCTGGACGTGCTGCTGGTGGACGGCTCGCCCTGGGGATGGACGATCCGCCTGGCCGACGACGCATTCGCCAGGCTGGACAGCAGCGGCGGCGCGTTCCGGGGCGGCACCCGGGTCGATTATCTCGATACGTTTTTCATTCTGAATGCGCCCGGAACGCCGCAATTTTACGCCAGCAACAGCCTGTCGACCGTGTTCGACCCGCTGTATTTCGCGAACAAGGAAGCGTTTTCCGACATGCTGGTGGTGGCTGCGGTCGCGAAGCTCGAAATCTGGCTGGTCGGAACGAAAAGCACTGAAATATATTTCAATTCCGGAAAGGCCGATTTTCCTTTCGAGCGCCAGCCGAGCGTTTTCATCGACCACGGCACGTGCGCGCCTTACAGCGTGGTGTCGGTCGACAACAACGTGCTGTGGCTTTCGCAGGACCGCGAGGGCCGTGGCATCGTGGTGCGCGGGGCCGGATACACGGCCTCGCGGATCTCCACCTATGCCATCGAGGATGACCTGTCGCGGTATCGGAACCTCACCGACGCGATCGGCGTGGCGTATCAGGTCGCCGGACACTGGTTCTATTCGTTGTCGTTTCCGACAGACGACCGCACATGGTGCTACGACATCGGCGTGGGCCAGTGGCATGAACTGGCGACGCTCGACAGCAACGGCACCGAGCACCGCCACCGGGCGAACTGCAGCGCGGTGGCTCATGGCCAGGTCGTGGTCGGCGACTATGTGACCGGCGAAATCCACGCACTGGACCCGGACTGCTACACCGACGCCGGCATGCCGATAAAGCGGCAGCGGGCGTTTCCGCACATCATGGCGGACGGCAAGCGGGTCGCCTTCCATTGCCTGCAGGCCGACATGCAGGCGGGGCGCGACTGATGCCATCGACCCTCACAAACTACCTTGCCATTTCGCCGCTCGATGCGGTCAAGGCCGAAGGCAACGCCGGCATCACGCCATTTACGTTCCGCGTGGACCTGACGACGGGCCTGACGCCCTCGACGGTGCATTGGGACCACGGCACCCATGGCGGCGGCGTGTTCATATTTGTTTCGGGTGCATCATCCCTTGGCGACGTGTTCGCGCGCTCGACGGACGGCCTGGCCTGGTCGCTGATCCCGATGCCCCGCGACAGCTGGCTCGATGTGGCTTATGGCAACGGCAGGTTCGTCGCCATCACCGGGTCGATCGGCACCAGCACCCGGGCCGCGGTGTCGACGGACGGCGGGCTGACCTGGTCGCCGGCAGCCCTGCCGTTCCCGTGCGCCTGGCAGTCCATCGCGTTCGGCGCCGGCATGTTCGTCGCGGTCGCCTTTCAGTCCGCCGACTACGCGACCTCTCCGGACGGCATCACCTGGACGGCCCGCACGCTCGACGGCGGAAGCGAAACGGTCGCCTACATCGAATATGGCAATGGCATATTCGTTGCCACAGGCGATGCTTTCATGTCGGGCAAGGTCAAGACCTCGCCGGACGGCATCACCTGGACGCTGCGCGACGCCGGGGCCGGCGCCGTCACCTGGATGGATATCGCCTTCGGCGGGGGGCGGTTCTTCCTGCCTGGCATAGGGGCCGGCGGCGCGTGGTCGAGCGACGGCATCACCTGGCACGCCACCACGCTGCCGGCCTCGACCGCGTGGCGCCGGGCGGCCTGCGTCGCCGGGGTGTGGGTGTGCGTCACCGGCGACGGCAGGGTGGCGACGACGCCGGACATGGTGACGTGGACGCTGCGCACGATGACGGCGGCGCCGTATAACGGCATCGCCTCGAGCGGCAGCCGGCTGGTCGCGGCCGGCTATTCCGGGGTTGACTTCGCGAGCACCTCGGACGGGATGGCCTGGACCTATTGGGACGGCGTGCCGGCTGGCGGGGGAGACGCGGGCGCGCATTGGCAGGTCAGCGGCTCCGGTGACAGCCCGGCACTGCCCGGCGAGTTTTTCGGGGGCGCCTATCCATCCGGTTCGGTCGCGTTCCCGGGCGGCGCCACGCCGCAGACGATAACGGTGCAGGTTGCCGGCAACCGGACTGTGCAGGAAGACCTTTCATTTGCGGTGACGTTGAGCGCGCCGGTCAACGCCTCGATCAGCACGGCGACCGCGATAGGCACCATCCTCAACGACGATTTTCCGCCGATCGACAAGCCGCTGGTGTTCTTGGATTGGAGCGACGACCGGGGCAAAAGCTATGGAAACCCGGTCGCGCAGCCGCTCGGCGATGTGGGCGAGTACCGGACCTCGCTGCAGTTCCGGCGCCTCGGCATGGCGCGCGACCGGGTGTTCAGGCTGACCTGGTCAACGCCCGCCCCGACCGCCCTGCAGGCCGCGTTTGTCGATGCCGCGCCGGCAGTGAGCTGAGAGGAAAAACATGGTTGCGCTGCTCCCTCCCGCCGAGCTGCAATTCTGCGACGGGGCCGGCGTGCCCCTCGCGGGCGGCACGATCGACACATTCACGCCCGGAACGACCACGCGCAAGACGACCTGGTCTGACCCTGCCGGAACGGTGTCGAACACCAACCCCGTGACGCTAGACAGCGCCGGACGCTGCGTCCTCTATGGGGACGGGGCCTATCGGTGCGTGCTGAAGGACAGCGCCGGCAACACGGTCTGGGACAAGCAGGCCAGCACGCTGGTGAGTGTCGCCATGGCGCCGGTCGTTATCGCGCCGGACCTGGCCACCGCCCGCGCCGCCCTCGGCATCGACGGTCTAATCGGCGCGGAGACGACAAGGGCCCTGGCCGCGGAGGCGGCGCTGGCGTCCTCGCAGGCGGGGTTTGCGAGCGCGGCCAGCGTGACCGCGGAGACGGCGCGGGCCGAGGCCGCGGAAGCCGCCGAGGTCGCCAGGGCCACCGCGGCCGAGGCCGAGCTGGCCAACTCGATCGGGCTGTCGGTCAAGGTGATGGCCGGATCCGGCACGACCGACGCGAGCGGGTATTGCCGGGTGGAGTTCTCCCCCGCGTTCGCCAGCGTGCACGCCTTCGTCGCGACCGTGGCCGCCGCCGCGGCGCTGTCGGTTTCGACCGTGGCCAACACTGACGTGTCCGGCGCTGACGTTCGGATGATCACGACAGTTAGTTACGAGCCGGCAATGCTTGGCTTCACCTGGATAGCGGTTGGAACGTGAGCCTTGCGGCCGGCTTCCCGTCCTCGCCGATAGTCGACCCGGGCACCGGCCTGGTCACGCCGGTCTGGCGCGGGTTCCTGCTGCAGATGTTCCTGCGCACGGGCGGCGGCACGGGCGCCGACCTGCCGGGCGCGGTCGCCGCGGTGAAGGTCGAGGCGGCGGCGCGCGAGCTGGCCGACAGCAACCTGGCGGACCAGGTGTCGGGCGAGGCGGCGACAAGGGCGGCGGCGGACCAGGCCGTGCTCGGGCAGGCGATTGCCGCGGTGCAGGCCGAGGCCGTGTCCAGGCGGGTCGCGATCAATGCCGGGGGCGCCAGCATCGCCACCGAGGCCGCGGCGCGGGCGGCCGGCGATGCCGCGGTGCTGGCCGCGCTGTCTGCCGAGACGGCGGCCCGGATCGCGGCGGATGCGCTCCAGGCGACCATCTACGTCTACACGCAGGGCGTGCCAGCCTCGACCTGGCACATCACCCACAACCTGGGAACCTGCCCGGCCGTCAATGTCATCGACTCGTCCGGCCGCCTGGTCGAGGGCGACATGCAATTTGTCGACAGTAATACGCTGGTTGTCGGCTTTTCCGCACCCTTCTCTGGCACCGCCTACCTAATATAGGGATAGTCAAATGGCGCGCAGTTTCCTAACGCCAGTCAATTTCAACCAGCTGGAGCTGCAAAATACGCGCGCCCACCAGCTAGGGACTGCGCCGGCCACGCCAGTTGAGGGGCAATGGTATTGGAATACCGCCAGCCACTTGATGTTCTGGTGGAACGGCACCGCGTGGGTGGATCCTCTCGCCCGCAGCTTTGAAAGTGGTACCCAGGCTGCCTCCACAATCTCCGACCTCAGTGCGGTTGTTCACGCCTATACTTTGGACAGCTTTGCCGCGCCGGCAGCGAATGTTGCGTTTAACAACAAAAAGGCGGTTGGCTTACTTGCGCCGAGCGCCACCGGAGACGCCGCCACCTATGAGTGGGTGAACGCAAAGACGCTCAATTCGTGGGCCACCCCCACCGCGAACGTGGCGATGGGCGGAACCTACACGGTCAGTGGGCTCCCCGCGCCGACGGGGGCCGGGCAGGCCGCGACGTACGATTGGACGTTGGGCCTGCGCCTCAATAGCTTTACCGCCGCTAATGGTAATTACGCCATGGGCGGAAATAAACTTACAGGATTGTCAACTAGTCCTAACGCATCTGGGGACAGTGCAGAATACAGCTGGGTGCTATCCAGAGCGTTGAATAACTTCACCGGCACTATTACTGCGAACATTCCGCTTGCGGGGTTCAAATTCACTGGCGCCGGCGCGCCGAGCGGGGCCGGTGACCTGGCGACGTGGGATTACGTCAATGCCCGGCGCCTCGACCAGGCGGCCCTGCCGACCGCACAGGTAAGCCTGAACGGCCAGACCCTCACCGGCCTGGCCACGCCGGTGAACCCGTCCGACGCGACCCGGATGGATTGGGTCGTGACCCAGGTGCAAAGCAGCGCCGCGGGCATCTCAAGCAAGCCGCCAGCAAGGCTCGTTACGACAACAAACGTCACACAGAGCGGCCTCGCCGCAATCGACGGCGTGACGCCTATTGCCGGCGACCGTATATTGTGCGTCGGCCAGACGACCGCCTCGCAGAACGGCATATTCAATGCCTCGGCCGGGGCGTGGTCGCGCACGACTGTTGAAGGACCGGCCCCCGGAGAAATTGAGACGGGGGCTATGTGGCTCGTTACGGAAGGGACACTAAACTCAGGCAGTTCCTGGCGCGTATCGACTACAGGCGCAATCACAGTTGGGACAACAAGCCTAGCAATCGTTCAGTTCGGCATCGCATCAATATACAGCGCGGGGTCGGGCCTGTCGCTCACCGGCGGCGTGTTTGCTGCCGCTCCCAAGGCTGGCGGCGGCCTGGCGGCGGACGGAACCGGCATATACCTGGCAACGGACGGCACGACTTGTAGGAAATTTTCCTCCAACATCGGGGATGGGTCGTCAACCTCCATTACGGTAACGCACAATTTGAACACGCAGGACGTGCATATGCAGGTGAGGTCTACGACAACGCCCTGGCAGACGGTGGATTGCGACATGCAGGCCGCATCGGTGAACACAGCAACATTTATATTCGCTGTCGCACCGACATCGGGGCAGTATCGCGTGATTGTCCTGGGGTAGCGCGGCGTGTCGCGCCAGTTCCTCAATGGGCTGCAGGTCGCCGGCAGCGCGGCGCTGGCGAACGGCGCCACGTTCGGCTCCCAGGTCGCCGCGAGCGTAACGGACCTGTCGAAACATCTGGCGTTATACGGAACGAGTTACGGCCTCTCGATCACGGGCGGTCGGCTCAATCTCGTCGCGCCCGGCGTATCGGCGATAGTCGCAAACGTCAACGGCGCGGATGTCGTGACGGTCATACCGACTGGCGCAGGCGTCACGGGCACGCTCGGCGTCAGCGGTCTTGCCACGCTCGCCGCCGGCTTGACGGTCAGCAGCGGCACCACGAGCTTGGGTTACACCGCGCTGTCCAGCGGCCTGCTCATGTCGGCGGCGAACGCAAACATCGAGATAGGAGCTGTGGCAAGCGCGAACACGCCATTCATTGATTTTCATTCCTCTGGCAACTCAACTGACTATGACGGGCGGATTATCTGCTCGGGCGGCACGACCACCGGAACCGGCACGCTTAGTTTCAACTGCGCGACGGGCGCGTTCACAGGCGCAATGAGTTGCAGCGGGGCGATGACCATCGGTGGCCTCGCGACGTTCAGCAATGGTTTCGCATTCGCATATAATTCGTCCGCAATCCCGCCCGCGCTCGATGGCGGACGGATCGGCTGGAATTACACCAGCGGTTCGGCCGAGGTCGATTTTTGGAACACTTACAGCACATCTCTGCCCGGCTACAGCTTTGCGTGGTGGCAACGAACGAATGCCGGCGGCGCCGTGAGGCTGCTCGATCTCGGCAGCGGCGGCGCGCTGCGTGCTTACGGCGGCATCGTCAATACGCCAATCGGCGCGACGACACCCAACACGGGCGCCTTCACGACGCTCTCCACAAGCAGCACAACTACGCTTGGCGGACCTGCAACGATAACGTCCGGAGGGCTGTATATCACTGGCGCCAGCACCGGATTTGAGATCGGTGCCCCCGGCGTACTGAACTATCCATACATTGATTTTCATTCGTCCGCCGTAGCTAACGACAGCGACGCGCGCATCGCCGCGAGCGGAGGCGGGACCGGATTTGCAACCGGGGTGCTCACCCTGACCGCGGCCACGGTCGCGCTGCAAGGCGCGGTCACGACAAGCAGCACGGTGACGGCCGGCGACACCGTGGTGATCGGCAGCAACACAGCCAATTTCGGCACCCACCTTGCAATGAATGGCGCGGCAGCAACGCAACGATCGCTGCGCATCCAGACCGCTGGCGTCAACCGCTGGTCGCTGTTCGCGGACAGCGGAGCGGAGGGCGGCGGCAACACAGGCTCGGACCTGTGGCTTCGCTGCTACGACAATGCGGGCGGCGCGATAGCCACACCGCTTTCCGTTACGCGTGCGACCGGGCTAATTACGCTCTCGAACAGCCTGACGGTGGTTGGCGCAACGTCGCTTAATGGAACGCTGTCGGCCACCGGAACCGCGTCGCTGGGCAACGGCTCCGCAAACTACCTCACGGTGGCGGGCGCCGCTTCCACGTACAACGTCCAGATGTCGGCCGCCGGTTCCGACGCGAATGTCGGAATGCAGTTTAATCCCAAAGGCACCGGAGGCTTTGTCGTAAACGGAACGTCGTTCCATACCGGCCCGGTGTGGTGCGGAACTGGATCGGCGAATTACTGGATCGCATCTGGCGCCGCCGCAGCCGCTTCACCTGTCCTGAGCGTTTCCGGGTCCGATACGAACATCGACCTCACGCTTACTCCGAAGGGCGCCGGGATCGTAAGAGCCAACGGGCAGCTTAACGTACAGGGCGCGCTTTATGCCAACACACTGTCAACGAACTACGTGGGGCTATGGGGCGGCGCCACAGGAAGTCCGGCGATCATAACCGCCGCCGGTGGCGACACCAACATAGACATCAGGCTGACCCCGAAAGGCGCCGGTCTGGCGCGCGTGGCGGCGGCGCCGGCTGCGGCCGACGCCAGCACCGCCGTGCCCAGCACGGCCTGGGTCGCGGGGTCCGGCGCGCTGCGCAACCTGGGCCGGAACAGGCTGCACAACGGCTCCATGGCGGTTTTCCAGCGTGGCTCCGGGCCGTTCGCGAGCGGCGCGTTCACGGCTGACCGTTGGCAGTGGATCACCAACGGCTCGTCTCCGAACACCAGCGTGCAGGAACCCGGCGGGACGTGGACCTCGAAATACATCCTTCAGATCACGGCCACGCTCGCCGCCGCGCAGTACGCGCAAGTGTGGCAGCGCCTCGAAAGTCTGGATTGTTACGATCTCGTTGGCCAGACACTTACGCTCCAACTCGATACAAATTACTCCACCAGCGCGGGGACCACGACGTTCGCGCTGCTGCTTATGTATCCGAACTCCGCCGACAACTATTCGGCCACGACCAGCATTGGCACGTACGCGATCCCGGTATCCACGTCGCGCGGGATCGTCACCGTAACCACAGGAGCGATGCCGGCCGGCGTCGCGAACGGGCTGCAAATTGTTCTCATCGCGACGCAGGGCGCCGGCACGGGCAACCTGATCTGGAATTTGACATCCATTCAGCTGGAGGCCGGCAACTATGCGACGCCTTATGAGAGACGCCCGATCGCGTATGAGCAGGTTTTGTGCGGGCGCTACCTGCAAGTAGGTTCGTTCGGAATTTCCGGGTATGGCGCTGCGGGGGTCGGAGAAAGCTCTGTAATTACGCTGTCGCCCCGGATGCGGGCCGGGCCGACCATAACCACATCGGGGGTCAGCGTGATCAACGCCGGATCGCAGCAGGTGACCGCGCTCGGCGGCTGGGCCTTGCAGGTCTACGCGGTGGTTACCGGGTTGGGTGGCTATATCTACAACGGATCTTACACCGCAAGCGCGGAGCTGTAGTGTGGCAGATTATGCGCTGACGATAACGGGCACCCAGAGGCCCTACGTGATGCGGCGCAGCGATGGCGCGCTGGTGCCGGACGACCCAAACAACGCGGATTGGCAACGATATCAGGCGTGGCTGGATGCCGGCAACCTTCCGGATCCGGCGCCGCCGCTGGCGCCCCTGCGCACCATCGCGCCGCTGGCGTTCCGCAGGCGTTTCAGTCCCGCCGAGCGGGCGGCAATCGCGCTGGCAGCCTACGGCGGCGGGGGCGACCCCACCCTAATCGTCGCGCTCGAGGACAGCCTGGCCGCGAGGTCGGTCGAGCTGGACGACCCTAACGTGGCGATGGTCCTGGGCCTGTTCGTGTCGCGCGGACTGATCGCCTCCAGCCGCATCCCCCAGCTGCTGCGCGACGCAATGCCGGACGAGACATGAGCCAGCCCTTCATCGTCCTGGCGCTCCCGCGGTCGCGCACGTTCTGGCTGTCGCGGTTCTTGTCCTATGGCGGCTGGACCTGCGGCCATGAGGAGCTGCGCCACGTCCGGAGCCTCGAGGACGTGCGGTCCTGGCTGTCTCTGCCCCTCACCGGCACCGCGGAAACCGCCGCCGCGCCCTGGTGGCGCACCCTGCGCGACCTGGCGCCGCACGCCCGCGTGGTGCTGGTGCGCCGGCCGGTCGAGGAGGTCGAGGCGTCACTGCTGCGGCTCGGCATAGGCTATGAGCAGCCCCTGCTCGGCCAGGCGCTGCGGCGCCTCGATGCCAAGCTCGACCAGGTCGCGGCGCGCTGGCCCGGGGCGATGCAAATACGGTTCGCCGACATGGCGCAGGAGGAAACCTGCGAGCGAATATTTGCCCATTGTCTCGGACTGCCGCATGACCGCGCCTGGTGGCGGGCCATGGCGGCGCTTAACCTGCAGGTCGACCTCGGGGCGCTCACCCGCTACATGATAGGCCACCGCGCCCAGCTCGACCGCGTGGCCTCAACGGTCCGGCATCAGACGCTGGTGGGGCTGCAGGCGCGGCCCATTCCGGCCGGGTCCGGCGAAACGGTCATCGCCGAGGAGCCATTCCGGACGTTCTATCGCGACGGCGCCCATCTGTTCCGATCGCACCTGGTCGAGGTCGGCGAGCCGCCCGACAACGCCGGGACGAAAAACATCCCCCTGCTGGAGGCCCTGGACGACAGGGGCGCGCTGCAGGTCATGACGGCCAGGTGCAACGGCAGGATGGTCGGCTATCTGGTTTCCCTGCTGTCTCCGACTATCGAATTTCGCAACGTCACATCGTCGGTGCACACTTTTTTCTTCGCCGACCCGTCATTTCGAGGCCTCGGCATGCGGCTGCAGAGGGCGGCGCTGGCGGCGCTCAAGGCCAAGGGGGTCGGAGAACTGTTCATGCGCGCGGGGCCGCGCGGCTCCGGGCCGCGGCTGGGGACGATGTTCAAACGCCTCGGCGCCGAGCCGGACGGCGAGCTTTTTCGCCTGAAAATGGAGGCTTAGGATGGGGGCTGGAGCAGGGATTGCGGCGGCATCCGTCGCGGCGGCGGGCATCGGAGCAATTGCCAGCAGCAGCGCCGCGGGCCAGGCGAGCGGCGCGGCGAAGGAGGCCGCGGCACAAAACCTGCAGATGCAACAATTTAACATTGCGCAGCAGGAACCGTTTAGGCGCATCGGCGTGGATGCGATAAACCAGCTCGGCGACCTGAACAGGCGAGGCTTCACCGAGGGCCAGCCCAACTACCTGACGCTGGCGCAGGGCGCGATGCCGGGCCAGATGAGCCAGGCCGAGCTGGAGGCGACGCCGGGCTATCGGTGGAACCTTGCCCAGGGCCTGCAGGCGACGCAGAACAACGCCGCGGCGAGGGGGTTAGGCGTTTCCGGGGCCGCATTGAAAGGTGCCGCCACCTACGCAACGGGTTTGGCTGACAGCACCTACCAAAATCAGTTCAATAACGCACAGAATAGGGCCAAGACATACCTTGACCTGAATACGGCGCAGCAGGGCAACGCGCAGAACCTCTACAGCCGGTTGCAGGGCACCGCTTCGGTCGGCCAGAACGCCGCCAGCCAGACCGGGTCGCAGATCACGCAGGGCGCGGCGACCAGCGCCAACCTGCTGACGCAGGCGGGGCAAAACGCCGCGGCCGGCACGGTGGGCATGGGCAACGCGGCGACCAACGCCATCAACAGCGGTCTGGGCAACTATCTCACCTATAAGGGGCTGCAGGCCGGGTCTGGTGCCGGGGGCGGCGGCGGGTCGCTCGGCGGCTACACGTCCAGCACCGGCACCGCCGCGCAGGACGCTTTGTTTAGCGGCTCGTTTGGGGCCGGTGGGGTGAGCCCGTCATGAGCGGCAGCAGCAGCGAGGGCGGCAACGGCCTGCTCAGTGCCATTGCGCACCCGGCCGGGATCTCCCCGAACCTGCTCACGGCCTATGGCCATGGGCTCGACATTGCGCAAAAGCAGTGGGCGAACAAGGAGTGGCAGGCCAAGCAGCTCGCCGGCCAGGCGTTCCAAAATTCTGTCAATCCGGACGGGACGCCGAACCAGACGGAACTTAACCGCAACCTGGTGGCGGCCGGGCCGCAGGCGGCGCTGGCGGCGCAGACATCCTCGCAGGCCGGGCAAACGCTCGACAACGAAACATACAACACCCACCGCAAGAGGATCGACACCCTGTCGGGCGCCATGGGCGCGCTCACCGCGCAGTTCCCGGGCGGCGTGCCGCTCGACCAGGTCAGCGGGGCAGTGGACCGCCTGGTGGCGAACGGCATCGCCACGCCCGCCGAGGGCCAGCAATGGAAGAGCATGTTCGGCGGCGACCCGGCGCAGAACTCGCGCATCATCCTGCAGAAGCAGCTCGGCATGCTCGACGCCCATGCCGCCCTCGAGGCCTCCAGGCCCAAACCCCAGCAGCAGGAAATGGGCGGCTACACGCGGACGATAGACGTGAACCCGATAACCAACCCCACGGGGCCGGGCGCCGTCGGCACCGCGGCGCCCCGGACGACCTCGCCGGAAACCAACGCGGGGCTGGTCGAGACTTACGTGCCGGACCCGGCGCGGCCGGGATCCTACCTCAAGGTGTACCAGCCCCGGAGCGACCTGCCGGGCGCGTCCGGCGTGCCGGGCGGTGGCGGGGTGCCCGGCGCGGCGCCAGGCGGCGGCGGACCTGCGCCGAGCCCGACGAACCCGCCGCGGCTGCCGGGAGCCGCGGCCCCGGGGGCGGCGCCAGGCGCGCCGGCCAGAACGGCGGCGGCACCGCTGGCAGCCCCGCCGCAGGGCACGACGGAGAGCAATGCGGCCGACACCACCAGCTATAAGGCGGCGCAGGGCGGCGTGGTCGCGGCGAACAACGCGATGCAGAACCTGCAGCACGCCTACCAGGCGCTGCGGCTCACCAACGCCGGCAAGAGCACCGAGACGACGCACGCCATGTATTCGCTGTTGGCGGCTCAAGGTTTGGTGCCGCAGGGTCTGGTGGACGACGTCAAGAACTACGACCTGTTCCGGAAGTATACCGAAAGGTATGCCCTAGACCAGGGCGCCTCGAGCGGCACCGACGCGGGCCGCGCGATGGCCGCGGCGAGCAACGCCGGCACCAGCATATCGACCGCGGCGAACCTTGATGTGCTGCGCAACGAAATCGGGCGGCAGCGCCAGCACATCGCGATGGTCGCGGAGCACAAAGACCCGACCGGCGTGGGCTGGGGCAAGCATTCGGAGGGGTTCAGTTCGGCTACGGATCCGCGCGGGTTCTCGGTCGAAATGTATTCGCCCGCGGAGATCAGGCGGATGGTCGCGGGGATGAAGGACGACGCCGAGCGGACCCGGTTCCACAAGAGCGTCGGCATCGCGCAGCGGCTGAAGCTGTCAGCCATGCCATCGGGCATGTGACGTGCCCAGCCCCGACCAACAGGCTTTCATCGACACCTACGGGCCGCTTGCTGACGACATTGCCGCGGCCACCGGCCTGCACCGTTCCGTTGTGCTCGGCATTGCGGCGCAGGAAACCGGCTGGGGCAAGCATGTCTCGGGGCACAACATATTCGGCATTTCGCCGACCGACGCGAGCGGCCGGCAGTATGTCGCTGGCTACCCCGACACCGGCCAGGCGGGGCAGGCATTTGTCGACCTGGTGCGGCGGCGCTACGGCGACGCGGCGAAGCAGAGCGATCCTGATGCGCAGGTCACCGCGATTGTCCGCGGCGGCTACAACAGCGCGGACCCCAACTACGTCCCGTCCGTCACCGGGCACGCCCGCGCAATCAGAGGACAGGCACCCGTGGCATCAGCAGCGAAGCCGGCGGCCGAGGATCCCGACGTGGCCGCCGGCCGCGCGCACGTCGAGAGGTTCACCAGCGGCAAACCGGCGCCGGTTGCCGCGCCGGCCGCGAACGACGACCCCGACGTGGCCGCGGGCCGGGCGCATGTCGAGCGGGTGGCCAGCGCGCCCGATGAGCCGGCCAGCTCCAGGCCCCTGCCGGCCGATCCGAATATCCTTATGCGCGCGGCGGATTGGATGGGGTCAGGGGGGCCGAGCTGGGTGGAGCGCAACCTGCCCACCGTTCACCGCTTCGCCGCCGGGGCAACGCAGGGCGCGCGGGACGTGGTGGCCAGCGGCGCGGACCTGGCGCGCTGGGTCGATGACCGCGTGCCCCTCCTGCGGTCGCTCGACCAGGCAAACCCGCTGGTGGGCGACCCCGCCCAACTGGCCGAGGCCATGCAGGCGCAGCGCGGGGCGTTTGAGCAAAGCCCGGCAGGGCAGAGCACCGCCGGCCAGATCGGACGCGTCGGCGGGCAGATCGTCGCCGCATCTCCGCTCCTCGGCCCGGTGGGGGAGGTTGCCGGTGCGGCGCTGGCCCCGGTGTCCGCGGCTGCCCGGGCTGGGACTAATTTCCTCGCTTCGGGGGCTCCCGCGGTGATCCAGCCGGTGGTGCGCGGGGTGGCCAACGCGGGCAACTATCTCACGCGCATGGCCGGGCTCGGCGGCACCGAGGGCGCGGCGTTCGGCGCCGCCACCGAGGGCGGCACCGACAGGCCGCTGGGCGAGAACGTCAGGGAGAACGCGGCCCTCGGCGCGGTCATTGCGCCGGCGGGCGGCGTGGCGCTCAAGGCGCTGGGGGCCGCCAGCAGCGCCGCCGGCAAGACCGCCGCCTATGTGACGGGCAGCGGGGCCAGGAAGGCGGTTGACGAGGCGGTGGGGGCCAGGGTCGAGGCCGCAGGCCCTCCCGTGGACGCGCCCGCGCCGGGCGGCACCGCGCCGGCCGAAAGCACCGTGGGCGCTGCCTGGCTGCCGCCGGAAGAGCGTTATGTGATGGAGCACGGCGAACGGCTGGCCAACTGGCGGCGCAACATCACCCTGGGCCAGGCCGAGCGTCCGCGGCCAAACGACGCGACGCAATACGTGGAGGGATCGAGGCCGACGCTCGCCGAGCAGATGGCGGACCCGCACCTGGCGGCGGTGCAGCGCCAGGTCGCGCCCGGCAACGCCACCGCCCTGTCGCTCGACACCGCCAACAATGCCGCCCGCCTCGAGCACCTGGACAACATGAGAGGCGACGCCCCGTCGCTGCGCCAGGACAGGCTCGCCCGCGGCGCGCAGGCCGACCAGGACCTGGCCGCGGCGTTTGGCGCCAAGCAGGACGTGGATCCGGCCGCGGTCGAGCGCATCGCCAATCAGATGACGGCGCGGCTGCAGACCCCGCGCGCGGTCGAGAACGACACCCTGCAGGACACGCTGCGGCCGATGATCGCGCGGCTGCGCGAGGGTGACGGCTTCAAGCTGGACCCGGAGCGGCTCTACGGCGTGCGCGAGCACATCAACAGGGAGCTGCAGAACGCCGCGCGGTCCGAGGACGCGAACGTGCGCAGCACCGCCGGGCATCTGCGCGACATGAAGAACATGCTCGATGAGGTCATCGAAAGCGGGGCGCAGGGCTATCGCCGGTATCTGCACAATTACGCGTCGGCATCCCGGCACATCGACACGCAGGAACTGCTGCAGAACATGAACTGGGGGACGGCTGACCAGAAAATCACGCTGGCCGGCGTCAACCGGAACATCGACACGATCAAGAAGATGCTCACCGCGGACGGCTGGAACGCCGCCAAGGGCATGAGCGACGCGCAGCTGGAGGGGCTGCTCAACCTGCGCCGCGACCTGGCCAGGGAGAACGTGCGGACGTGGGCGGCGCCGATCGGCTCGCCCACCGCATTCAACCTCGACCTCGGCGCGCGCCTCGGCATCAATGCCGCGGTCACCGCGGGCCGGGCGGTGGCGAACCGGATCCCGGGCGGCAACCTGCTGATTGACGCCGCGCAGGGCCGGATCGAGGGGTCGAACGCGGAGCGCATGAAGCAGCAATGGCTGCGGCACCTGTATGGCCAGCGGCCGATGAACCCGCTGGACACGGGGCCTGGCCCGACCCCCACCTGGGGGACCGGCCCGGCGCCGCCCTAGCGCACGCACCCGGCGATCGCCGCGGCGACCACCAGGGCAAGCACCAGGTAAAGAAACCACAAGCCCCTGTCTGGCCTCGGCGGGAGGCGTGGCGCCGCCGGCAGCGGATCCGGCCGGGAGGCCAGCCAGGCCATGAACGCGACGGCGGCGATGATGCCGGCGAACACACCGGCGGCTATGTGCAGCATGGTCGATGCCTATACCGCACAAAAGGCCGCCGCGGCGACTCGGATCGTCCTGCGGCGCCAGGTGCTCGGCCAGTTTCTTCCACAGCACGGCACGTCCGCCGGTCGGCACACGACACGCCGCCGGCCCGGACAGCCTGCACCAGGTTCGCGCGCCGTACCAGCGCCGGGAGGCATGGCCATCGAACCGAGCACCGACAGCGAGCAGGCAACGGGAACGGACACCAGGCGAATGCGCGACGAAGGCCGGTGGCGCTTTGTTCCGGAGGTCAATCTCGGCGCCGTCATCCAGGCCGCGATCGTTTTGGTGGCGTTGATATCGTGGGCCGCGACCGCAAACACGCGATCAGACCAGACCCGCGCAGACGTGGTGCAATTGCGCGCGGAAACGGCGCAGCAGAGCAAGGAGCTGCGGGACACGATCAGCCAGCAGCTGACCGACCTGCGGACCGAGCTGCGCACCCTCCCCGACCAGCGCGCCCGCCTGGAAGGCCTGGAGCGGTGGGTGCAGCAGCACGACACCGCGGTGTCGCAGGAGCGTCGCCAGCTCGATGACCTGGCGGGCCAGCTGAGCGACCTGCGCGCCACGGTGGGCACGGTCAACGGCCGGCTGGGGACGATTGGAGACACGCTGAACCGCCCTCTGAGGACCGTGCGATGATGGGACCGGACGAGCGCGAGCTGCTGCGGTCGCTGCGTTGGGTGGCGCTGGTGGTGTTCGTCGCCCTGGCGGTGGTGCTGCTGGCCGGGTGCGCCAAGAGTCCGCAGGCCGCGCCGCAGGTCACCGAGGAGCTGGAACCGGTGCCGCCGGCCCTGCAGGTCTGCCCAGAGCCCGCGCTGGCGCCGGCGCCGCCGCCGGTGCCGAGGACGGTCGAGGCGGTGCTGGCCTGGGGCGAGAAGGCGGCCCAGGCGGCGGACGCGAATGCGCGGGCCCTGCGCAATTGCCACGCCAGGCTGGACCGCCTGAACGCCTGGATCGGCACGCGCCCATGAGCGCCGATCTGTTCCCGGGCTGCTTCGCCGCGGTGGTCGCGGCCGAGGGCGGCTATTCGTGTGAGCGCGAGGACAGCGGCAACTGGACCGGCGGGGCCTGCGGTCGCGGCGTGCTGCGCGGCACTAAATTCGGCATCAGCGCCGCGACGTATCCCGGGCTCGATGTTCAGGCGCTGACGCTCGACCAGGCGGCGGAAATCTATCGCCGGGACTTCTGGCTTGCGGTCCGGGGCGACGAGCTGCCCGGCCCGCTGGCGTTGCTGGTGTTCGATGCCGCGGTGAACAACGGGGTCGGCCGGGCCGCGCGCTGGCTGCAGGCGGCGGCCGGCGTGACCGTCGACGGCGTGCTGGGGCCGGTGACGATGGCGGCCGTAGCCTCGTCTGTGGCCCATCGCGGGGGTGCCGCGCTCTGCATCGAGTTCATGGCGCAGCGGCTGCTGTTCATGGCCTCGCTGCCGACCTGGCGGGTGTTCGGGCTCGGCTGGGCCCGCCGCCTCTGTGCGCTGCCGTGGCGCGCCATCGCCCTACAGCAGGAGAGCACATGACCGACGTGGGATTTTTCGCCTCGCTCGCCCGGGACACGGCGGCCGGGGCCGCGGCCGGCGCGGTGGCCGGGCCGATCGGCGCCGGGGCCGGGGCTGTCGCGGCTATCATTTCGGACGTGTGCGACGCGACCGGCGTGACCCGCTGGCTGTTCGGCGCGGGCGCGGAAGCCACCAAACAGGCCGTCGTGTCGGCCGTGGCGCAGGCGACCGGCACGGCGGATCCGGAGGCCCAGGCGGCGGTGCTGGAGCGCGACCCCGAAGCGGCGCTGCGGCTGCGCGCTAGCCTAGCTAGCATAGCGGCGGCGCGCGAGGCGGCGAGCGACCAGGCGCGCCTCGACGCGTTCCGGTCCGCTGTCGGCGACGTGCAGTCCGCCCGCGCGCAGACCGCGCATCTCGTTGATTCCAAATCGGTCCTGGCCTGGGGCGCCCCGTTGGTTTCGCTGGTCACGCTACTCGCTTATGGTGCAGTTACAATCGCTTGCGTGATACTTGTGAGCACCAGGAGCCTTCCGGAGGGGGCCACCACCATTTTGTCGCTCGCCATGGGGAGCCTCACCACGCTGGCCAGCGCGGTGGTGTCGTTCTGGGTCGGCAGCAGCGCCGGCAGCGCCAGGAAAAGCGAAACAATAGAACGGATCAGCGCAAAGGCCCCGCCATGACACTCCTGCTTATAATAATTGTCGTCATTCTGCTGTCTAGCGGCGGCGGATACTACGGCTACAACCGGTTCGGGGCTGCCGGCCTCGGCGGAGTGCTTGGACTTATTTTGATTGTCGTGCTGCTGTGGGTGCTGCTTGGCGGCGCCCATTTTGGCGGCGGCTACTATTCGCGATGAACCAGAACGAGCGGTTCCGCATCACCTGGCATGACCGGCAGCGCGAGGCGACGGTGCCTGCCGACCGGACGTTTCCGAACGGCCGGGACATTGACTATGCCGGCCCCGGCGCACGGGCCTGCCTTGTCGAACTGGCGCACCCCGCGAGCAGGGTCGGGTTCTGGACCCTGTTCTGTCTCAAGTGCCGCTCGCACGCGGGCGTCGGCACGGCGGGCCGCGCGGACGATCCCCGGTCGGTCAGAGTGCCGTGCGCCGATGCCGGCCCGGGACGGTGACCGATGCCAGCACGGGCGCCTGTGGTCGCAGGAGTGCCCTTCCTGCGCCTCTGCCTGGCACCATGAGATGCTGGCCCTCCATTGCGCGGCGGTCGATCACCATCTCGCGGAGATCGAGGCCACCCCGGCCGACGCGTTTTCGTTCCGGACCGGACGCGCCGCCAGGGTGCCGCAACGCCTCGCCGCGTTCGCGCAGGCGATCAGGGCGGCCCGGCGCGGGTTCGACTTCTAGGCGTCCGGCGGGGGTTCGATCCCGCCGCGGGCGAGGAATTTTATTCCGGCCTCCTCAAACTTGTTGCGGATTATCTCACGATACGGACGGCGGGGCATAGCCTCTCCGGACTCGGAACGACGTAGCGTGCGCACTGATATTCCTGTCTTTTCCGACAGAACCTCGAGCGACCAACCAAGG